CTTGTCACGCTTTGATAGACCGTCTGGGTCAAGAGGCTCAACGCGCTCTGCGCGACCAGCCTCACCAATACGTGCAAGCATTCCGCCCGGTGTTGCAGGGACGATTCCACCCTTTGCAAAGTTTACTGGAAGAATGTCCTTAATCTCTTTAATATCGTCGCCAATTTTTACAGCGTTTGCCGCCTTTATGAGAAGGTTAATTCCTTTAATAATTAAGTTAACGCCACGAATAATAAAGTTAACAACACTCTCTAGTCCGTTCTTTAGTCCATCCCACATTCCCTTTGCAAAGCCTGAAATCTTTGCACCAATTCCAGAGATAAATGGATAGATTGTGTTTGTAAAGAAGCCAGTTACCTTGGCCCAAACGCCGCTAATTGTACCAGAGATAAAGTCCCAGATAGCACCGGCCTTATCCTTAACATTCTTAACAATACCACCAACAAATGGAAAAATTGTTTTTGTAAAGAAGTCTGAGACGGTAGTCCATACCGCAGAGATCTTGTCGTAGATCCAGTTCCAGATCTTTGCACCAAACTCAGCTACCTTGGTAACAATTGCAGTAATAAATGGCAGGATTGTGTCGTTCCACCAGCCAGATACAAGCTCCCACACAGCCTTAATCTTGTCAAATAGGAAGTCCCAGATGATAAGACCAATTCCGATGATGATCTCGACAATAGCCTTCCAAAAACCAAATATAGCTTTAAAGTAGTCTTCTACTAGACCCCACACAAGCTTAAGAGCGTCAAGGAAGAAGTCCCAGATCTTCATTCCAATTTCAGCTATCTTTCCAAAGATATCCTTTATAACCTCAAACGCAGCGCCAATGGCATTCTTAATTGCATCCCACACCTTATCAACGAGCTCTCGGAACGCCTCGTTCTTTTTGTAGAGAGTAACAAATATAGCAACAAGGCCTACGATAATCAAGATTACTGCAGCAATAGGGTTTGCCATAAATGCTGCTGAAAGAAGGCGGAAGACAGTTGTAAAGACCTTAACTGCAGTGCTAAGAATTCCAAATATGGTTACAAGGGCGTTGAACGCTGCTATAACAATGCCACCGATAACATATGCTGCAGCTATAAAAAGAGCTTTAATTAAGCCAAAGGCCAGTAAGAAACCTGTTATCGGGCCAAGTACCTTTGCTATAGCTTGAACAACGTCGTTTTCAAGAATTTTTCTTAAGACGGTTGCCGCGATGTTGAGAGTTTCAAAGAACGTCTGCATCTGCCCGGAGTCGGTAACCAGATCAATGATCTTAATGATGTTTACAGTAAGCTCTGCTAGCGCAGGTCCGGCCGCATTTGATTTTTCAAGAATACTTCCAAACGCGTCTGTTCCTCCCTTTAGAATCTCGAAGGACTTGCCAACGTTTGGATCAGCACCAGCCTTTAGAATCTCCTTAAAGAATCCACCAACAGCTTCAAGCGCAGATGCGGCATTCTTTGAGGAGTTAAGGAAGAACTCCTTAAGCTCCTTTTGTCCTTCTACTGTTTTTCCAAATTCCTTAAAGCCTTTTAATGAACCTTCAAGCCAGTCAAGTAAGAACTGTCCGCCAGTCCCTGGACCAACGTTTGCCTTAATGATAACGCCTAGCGCGCCAAATGCTTCCTTAAATACTTGGCCTATCTCGGCAGCAACATCTCCTGCAGTGTTAAAGAAGTCCTCGAGTGCCTTCGCGCCTTCAGGCGTGTCAAGGTACTCTTCGTACTTCTTAGTAGCGCCGTCAAGATACTTAAGAAACCTCTCAGTAAGTGGCTGCAGCGCCTTCGCGTATGAAAGAAAGATTCCCCAGACGTTTCCAATGATTCTGCCTAGAAGCTCAATGTTCGTTGCTGCGTTCTCGAATAGTGTAGCAAGGTCTTTTAGGTTACCAGACTCGGTAATAGCCTTTGCAATCTCAATTGATGCGTTGCCTAGCGCATCACCAACCTGACCAACTCCTGTAGTAATAATAGGGAAGGCTTTATCGGCAAGAAGCTGAATAGCCGTTGTAAGCTTAGGAAGAAATGCGTCTGACGCTGCCTTCTTGATTTCATCAATCTTTGGCTTAAGACCTGCAAGAAACTTAACAAAATCTTTTTGTGACTCGTTAAGTCCTTCTAGCGGGTCGTCAACTCCACCTTCTTTTGCCTTCTTTAGATCTCGCTCTGCACGCTCAATCTCACGCTTTGCATCTGCTTCCTTGCGCGCACCTTCAATGATCTTTTTGTTCTTTGCGTCCTCTGCGTCAAGAACCTTTTCGTTAGCGTCCGCCAGTCTTTGAGACGCCTCGATAACAGCTTCAACACCTTCAGGTCCAGTTTTTGCAAGACGATCTTGCTCCTTGGCAAGATCACCATTACGGTCCTTTGCCTTACGTAGATTTAACTCAGCCTCAGCGTATGCAAGCTCCGCTTCCTTGCGAGCACGAGAGTTAGGTGGAAGATCTTGAGCACGCTGCAGAGTCTCTCTAGCCTTCTCAAGCTCAAGGGCTGCCTTCTTCTCGGCAAGTGCTGCGTCCTCCGCGTCAAAGCCAAGTTGCTGAAGTGTTTCATTTGCTTTCTCGAGCGCTAGATTGTACTCCCGCTGGGCTTCCTCTGCGTCCTTTGTTGACTCTGTTATTTCCTTATTAGCGTCAAGAATTGCTTCTTTGTTACTTTCAACAACCTCACCGAAACGGCGATATGCATCATCAACTCTATCTTGAGCAGCGGTGGTGTCCTTAGCTCCCTTTTTCTGCGCCTTAAGATATTTTGATAGAGCTGCGCCTACGCCACCTAATGCTAGTTTGGCAGTTATTGCTCCTACGCCTACTGAGACAAGAGCTGAGCCAAGCGCCATGACAGAAGGGATAGCTGCAGCAACAGACGCGCCTAATGAAACTATAGCTGTGAGAACAGAGCCTATGCCACTAGCAAGTACAGACAAGGTAGTCTGAAGAGTCATTCCAGTTCTTTGTAGACTACCAAACGCCTTTGAGGCAGACATTGCTCTTGCAATTTGGTCGTTACTAAATATGCCAGCACCATTTGGACCAAACGCCTTTCCAAAAGCTCCACCAAACTGTTTTCCAGCACGGGAACCAGCGCTACCGGCAAGTCCGCCGACTCTGTCAAGATCTTTCTTAACAGCTCCAGCAAAACCGGTAGTGATTGGTCGAATAATTATCGACGCCTCGCCAACTACTGCCACTCTGTTCTCACCTCCTTCCTTAAGTTCTTACTAGTTATTTTCTAATGGTGCATCCAGCACGTTACCAAACGGAAGCGGTGAGTCTGCATCAACTGCTGTTGGTGCAACGTAACGCTTTGGCTTCATTGCTGGGTTGAACGGTTCGGGCATCTTCTCTTCAGGATCATCAAAATCTTTTATCGTAGACGCGTCAAACGAGTTAGCTGTATTTTTCTTACTATACTTATAGGTAGTGTCATACATGCTTTCGTAGATTTGAGTACGAACGGCATCACGAGCATCGGCTTGCTCTGCGGTACCATAATTCATATCATCCTCAAGGAAGTAGTGAAGAACGTCTAACATGTCTGAAGCAGGCATGCTTGCGAGTTGCAGTCCGTTCACTAATGCTCTTCCATTCACATAGGGCCAGAGGTCAATCCCCCACTCTAGGAGACTTCTGGCCGCTCCGTAGGGCGGCCTGAGTATTCCTCTACAAGCCACGCCGTGATATTTGCCAGTGTTTCTACCGGCACAATTTTTTCGCTAGCAAGAAGAGTTGAAAAGCGTGTGTAGCTTTCCTCAAGAAGTACTTGCGCAAAAAACGTGTCAATCATTCCTGCTGCCTTAGATGGGTCATTATCCCCAGAGCTTGCAGCAAGTTGCAGCATAAGCTTTCCTTGCACTGCTGGAACGCAGTGAAATTCCTCGTTGTGAAGCTTAAAGGACAACGGGCTAGTTTCAACACCTTCACCCGATCCAAAGTCCTTGAATCTAGTAGTCATGTATTATTTTTCTCTCTTTCCTGTGTCATTGAGACTAGTGTCTCGATTTATTATTTTATCAAACTAAAGCGAGATAGAGACTGTCTTTTAGGTATCTATTTGGCTTAGTTCCTGGGTGTCTAACTATAGGAGCAAACACTATTCCTCCGCTAGTTGCAAACCTAAGTTTGCCTCCCCCGCTGCGCATAATCGTATGAGGGCGGGTGCCTTCATGATGCATGTATGCGTAGCTAACCGTTGAACCTACGTACCAATAAGGTCCGAAGGTGTCACGACTTCTCCTTGAGTGAATTGACTTTGCAAGAAAGCCAGTTCTTTTTCCAACCTGCCTGCGTGCTGCACCTTGAACTGAAAGCGCACGACGCCGCATGCTGTTATCAACCATACCGCCTGCTCCATTGAGCATGTGGTTGAAATTTGGATAAAACTTTATGTCTACGACGTTTGCCATTATGGCACCACCACAGAGAGTTGCATGTTGACAAGTTGAAAACCGCCCTCAACAGTCGGAGCATCAACAGTTGCAATAACTCCAAGTCCTAAGCCGGTCTCATCCCAAGGATCAAAGGACTTCATTGACTCCATAAGTACCCACGCGTCCACGGCAGACAAAGCACTGCCAGCCTCAATCTTTTCAGCTGATGGAGGGCGACCGTTAATTCCAACTACAGGCACCTCACGGGCAATAGAGATAGCTAAAACTGCTGTTCTTGGCATGTGGCATCTTTGCGGGGTTGACGCTTGATCACCTGGGGTTCCAAGGTACATTTGAATGAATGAAACAACAAGTTGTTCGCAGTCAATCGCAGGATTTCCCATAGTCCAGTAGCAACGAGCAGGTAGAGGAACTCCGTATGATGTAAGCACGGATGTAACCTTCTCAAGAACCTGGTCCATCATGTTTTTAAGACTAAGTGCGTCTGGGTCTACGCTAGAAACGTCGTATACGGAAGCCATTTAGATACCTTTATTCCGTACCTGTGGAATTAGCCTCGGGAATACATAAAAGGGTCTCTAATCCCTTGTGAGCAGCCTCGTTACCTGCTTTAAGACAGTTTAGAGCAGGACTCGAGATCTTAAACGTTATTTTGCTGTCTTGCATCGTTATTTCTCCTTAGTGTCGTTAGTTTTAAGAGCTTCCAAGCGTAAAGGCGTTGATATTTGCGTCCGCTAGTTGGAATCTTATGTTACCTGAGCAGATAAGAACAGTCTCGGTGGTTCCCGGTGTTTCTACACTTGGTCTCGATGCGTAAAGATCATATGTTCCAGGGTCAACCATACCTAGAGTGCCAAGGGCGTTCGCGTAGGTAACATTAAACGTAATGTCATACGCTGCCTCATCAATGCTGACCGCTCCCTGGTCAAGATCAAGCTGCTTTGTCTGCCCATAGTTGCGAATAATAAGGTTTGGAACCCAGTCGCCTTCTTCAATAAGAAATTCTGCCGCAATGTATTCAAGAGGAACGGTAACAGTTCCTCCAGTTGTTCTTACCTCAATATCAAGCTCACTTGTGCCAAGACGAAGAGGCTTTGGAGTGTAGCGACGTCCGCGTGGGACATCAGGAGAAAATACACGAGCCTTGGCTCTAGCCTTGTCAGGGTTTGTGGACTTAAGAAATAGATCTACCATGTAGATACCAGTGCGCATCTCCTCGATGAAGTCCTGGCTATCTAGAAGGGTATAGGAGACGCCTTGTCGTGCTATAGATGTGACACGCTGTGGCAAAGCACAGTCATCAGATCCTTCAAAAAGCTTTACAAATTCAATTGCAAGTGTTCGTGCGGCCATTCTTCCCATAGTAGGAGCATACGTGCCATACGAGTATGTAATTTCTAGGTTGCACGGCGTCCAAGGAATGCCTGTGGCAGCCTGTACCGTCGAGTGATCTACTAGGTAGTACGCTGAAGGGTCAAGAACAACTCCGTCACGACGACGAATTGAGTGAATCTTTGTTACAGGACGTCCACGAAGACGAATACGGGACTCTGGAGACAAACCATCAGTTACTCCACCCTCAAACTCATCAGCTGGGATGTTAAATACCGCTCCATCAAGAAGAACTGCTTGATAGGTGTTTGTAGACGCGCCATAGCGGAAAATTCGGTTTTGGCAGACGTATCGCTCAGTTACAGTTGTGATTCCACTGTACTTGCGACCTGACATTGACCAGAGAAGTCCAGATGCTGACTTGCAAGCTTCATAGGCAAACTCTGAGTCGGCGTAAGGTGCGCCAAGCTCGTCGGGTGTTACCCAAAGATTACTCATACCGTCCCTCTTGTCCTATTTAATAAAAACAGGCGGTGTACCTGTGTATACCT